CAAAGGAGAATAATTATGGCAAACGCAACACCAGTTTCCGTTGGTCTAGTAAACAAAGCGGGAACAGAAGATGCACTGTTTTTAAAAGTTTTTGCGGGGGAAGTTCTTACTTCTTTTGACAGAGCTTCTAAGACAACAGGGCAAGAGATGGTTCGTTCTATCTCAAGTGGTAAGAGTGCAACATTTCCAGTAATGGGAAGAATTGATGCGGCTTATCATACAGCAGGAGCAGAAATTACTGGTTCTGATGTAAACCACAACGAAAAGGTTATTACAATTAATGACCTTTTAATATCTTCAGTGTTTTTATCAAACATTGAGGAAGCTAAGAACCATTGGGACGTAAGAAGTGCATATTCTGCCGAGATTGGCAGAGCTTTGGCTTTCGTCAAAGACAAGCACGTTTTACAAACTATTGGTTTAGCGTCACAAGCGAACGCAAACGTATCTGATACTGGATATGGTGCAGGTTCAACTGTGACAAATACCGACATCGCTAATGCGACTGCGGCTACAAGTGCTAATGGGTTTATCACAGCATTATTTGACTGTGCTAAAAACTTAGATAACAACTACGTTCCTTCAGAAGGTAGAAAATGTTTCTTAGACCCTGAAATGTACTACAAGTTAGCTAATGCAACTAATGCTATTAACGTAGACTTTAGTGGTAAAGGCTCAATCGCAGAAGGTAAAGTAACAAAAATAGCAGGTATTGAATTAGTACCTATGGCTCATTTTGTGAAAGATGATGTAGGAACTTCAGACGTTGATGCAGGACAAACAGCTACAGGTGGTACACCTCAATCTGTGAACCTGACAAACTATGAAGGTCTTGTATCTCACCCTTCAGCAGTTGGTACTGTTAAACTTATGGACTTGGCTGTTGAGTCAGAATATGACATCAGAAGACAAGGTACATTAATGGTCGCTAAATATGCTATGGGACACGGCGTCCTTAGACCTGAAGCGGCTGTAGGAATTAAAGAAGCGTAATAGTTTCTTTATTACACTAATAGATTAGGGGGATTAACGTCCCCCTTTTCTACTTATAATAACTTCAAGATATGCCTAGTGGGTATCTTGATTAACTCGCCTAAGAAAGGGGGAAATATGACACTAGACTTAACACCATTCCGAGCTTTTTCGGTAGGTTTTGATGACCTATTTGATGAGCTTAGAAGTTTTAAGACAGTTGGTTATCCGCCATATAACATTGAAAGAATGTCAGATGGTATATATAACATTTCAATGGCTGTTGCAGGGTTTTCAAAAGATGACCTTACAATTTCTGTCAAAGAAAATGTCTTAAAAGTAAAAGGAAAGAAAGAAAGTAAAGAGAAAGATTATCTTTACAAAGGTATTGGTGAAAGGTCTTTTGAACAATCATTTAAACTTGCTGAATTTACGGAAGTAAAAGAAGTTAAGTTAGAAGATGGTGTTCTAAACATTTCTTTGATTCAGAATTTACCTGAAGAGAAGAAAGAAAAGACAATCAAAATATCTTAATAACAAAGTCTAGGGGGGAGCTTAATCCCCTCTAGTTAATTTTAATAGAAGGATATAAACAATAATGATAAATAAAATAACAGAAATTATGTTAGAAGCAAAACACTTTTGGAATGAACATAAAAAAGTAAGTATTGCTTTTGCAATAATTTTATTAATAGCAATAATAATATAATATAATGGCAACACAAATTACACCTACTACTGAATTACAAGCAGTTAATCAAATGTTGAGTGTTATAGGAGAAGCTCCTGTAAACTCAATTACAGGGACAGTAACTACCGATGTATCTGTCGCTAAAAACATTTTAGATGAAACTTCAATGTCAGTTCAATCAATGGGGTGGAATTTTAATACCCATTATGCTTATACACTCGCAAGAGATACAGACAATAAAGTACCTTTACCATCTAACTGCGTACAAGCCGATGCTTCTGCACAATACCGAGATAGAAATTTAGTTATTCGTAATGGTTTTCTATATGATATGGACGACCATACCGATGTGTTTGGAACATCAACAACCCTACCTACAGTGGACTTAGTCTTAGTCCAACAATTTGAACAACTCCCTGAATATGCAAGGCAATATATAGCAACAAAAGCCGCTAGACGTTTTGCTTCAAGATTTATTGGAGATAAAGGAATTACTGAATTGGCAGGAAATGATGAACAAGAAGCACTAGCCGCTTTTAGACAAGCGGATAGCAGAAGTGCTGATGCTAATATGTTAGAAGGTGATATGAATACTTATTCAATCATAAACAGGACTACTAGAAGGACTTACTAATGGGACAAGTGATTTCACAATCCGTACCAAATTTTCTAAATGGTATGTCTCAACAAACCCCTTCACAACGTGGTATTAATCAAGGTCAAGACCAAGTTAATTGTCAAAACAACATTGTAGATGGGTTATCAAAGAGACCACCTTTAGAATATGTAGCTACACTAGATTCTACAAATGTATTTCCTAATACTGCTAAGATATGGAGTATACAAAGAGATGCGTCAAATAGATATTTATGTGCGTTCTATGACAATGGAGTTAAAGTTTATGATTTAGCAGGTAATGAAAAAACTGTAAGTTATCCTGATGGTGATACTTACCTTAATTCTACAAATCCTAAAAATGATTTCCGTATGGTTAATATTGCGGATTATACTTTTGTAGTTAATAAGTCAATTACACCTGCGGCTGACAGCACAACAACTGCGGCAAAAATAGAGGAATTTCACGTCTACTGTAAATCAACTAATTATGGTAGAGAATATAAAGTAGCATTAAAACACGAAGATTGGGCTTATGAAATAGAAGTTATATTTCAAATACCTACAGGAAATGATGCTTCTACAGATAGTAAATATAGAGATACAAATAAAATAACAGACATATTAATGAAAGGTACTTCAAGTACCCATTATGATTCAAGTGCAAATGGTATTTCTTTTAAAACAATTAGAACAGATACAGGAGCAACTTTATCTAGTTCACAAGGATTATCAAACTTTTCTGATATAAATACTTATTTTAATTTTGAACAATTTGATTCTGTTATTTATGGAACAATTATTAACCAAGCTAAAACTTATACAATAAGTACGGCTGATGGTTCAGGTAATACAGCGATGTATGCCATTAGAGATACAATACAAGATTTTACAAAATTACCTTACTATGGAAAAACAGGAACTATCGTTAAAGTAACAGGTGATGAAGGAGATACTCTTTCTGATTACTATGTTAAATTTGATGGTATGGGTGTGTGGACAGAAACTATTGCACCTGCAACAAGTTTAGGTTTAGATGATACTACAATGCCTCACGCATTGATTAATAATAATGATGGTACATTTACATTTAAAAAATTAGATTGGACAGATAGAGTTTGTGGTGATGCTACAGACACTAATCCTAATCCTTCATTTGTAGGTAAAACAATACAGAATTTAACATATTATAAAAATAGATTAGGACTGTTATCAGGAGAGAATTTAATTTTAACTGAAAATGCTAGTTACTTTAATTTCTTTGCTACAACAGTTACACAAGTTTTAGATACTGACCCTATTGATATAGCGGCTTCAGGAACACAAGTTAATACATTGAAACACTCAGTAGGATTTAATGAAACATTATTATTATTCTCTGATACAGCTCAATATAAACTTGACCACGCAGGAGATACTATAAGTCCAACTACTGCTATCTTAAATGAAGTGTCAAGTTTTGAACACGATGATTCAGTAACACCTATTGCGGCGGGTAAGTTTGCTTACTTTGCTCAAGCTAGAACAAACAATACAGCAATAAGAGAATATTATGCTGATGATGATACATTGACAAATGATGGTTTAGATATTTCAGTTTCAGTACAAAGTCTAATACCTTCTAATGCTTATCAAATTGTAAGTAATACTGTTGAAGATTGTATGGCAATTTTATGTGATGACACAGCAGACACACAAGTTGCACCTTATACTATAAGTACAGATATAGCACCAACTAATGCTGATACTATGTATATTTATAAATATTTCTTTGATGGTGGAGAAAAAGTACAAACCGCTTGGTCTAAATGGGAATTTAGTGGTGTTAAAATATTAGGTGGTATGTCTGTAGAAAGTAATATTTATTTATTTACTATTGAAGGACAAGATACAAAATTATTTAAAATAGATTTAAGAAATTTAAAAGATGCAACATTAGGACACGGAGTATATCTTGATAAAAGAACTTCAGTTACAGGTTCATATTCTAGTACAACAGGTTTAACAACTGTAACTTCTCCGTATGGAGCTAAAACAGGTTTAAAAGCTGTAGATAAAACTGATGGAGCAGATTATACTTTAACATTTGTTAGTGGTTCTAATTATACTTTAGAAGGAAATCATACAGATTTATGGATAGGTGTTCCTTTTGAATCTAAGTATACATTATCAACACAATATGTTAGAGAAAATACTGGTAGAGGACTTTTAGCTGTAACTACAGGTCGTTACCAAATTAGAAATATAGCATTAACTTACGAAAATTCAGGTTTCTTCACAGCAGAAGTAACACCTGAGAATAGAAGTAAATCTACAACTGTAATGAACGGATATGTTTTAGGGACAGCAGGTAGTACCATTGGGTCTGCCGCATTGTCTTCAGGAACTATTAAAGTACCAATACAATGTAGAAATACCGATTTTACTTTTGACATTATCTCTAGTTCACACTTACCTATGTATATAGCAAGTGCTGAAGTAGAAGGTTTATACCATAACAGAGCAACAAGGATATAATGGAAAAAGAAAACTATGTACGTCCTGCGATATTAGCTGACGTGCTACAATTAGCACCTAAAATGCGTAAAGCAGATAGGGAAGAAGTAAGAGCATCAAATGGAGTTTCTCCGTTAGAGGCTTTAGTTACTCCGTTTACTTATGACGGAAGTAGAAATTATACAATCATTGGCACAGCCAGTGAAGGAGTAATAGGTATGTTTGGGGTTGCTCCAACAAAAGACCCTGAATATGGCGTAGCTTGGTTATTATCAAGTGAAGACTTATTTAAACATACAAAACAATTTATTAAGGAATGTCCTTACTGGGTTTCTAAAATGGGTCAAGGATATACTTATATATACAACTGGGTTGATAGAAGAAATTGGAAGTCAATGAAATGGCTACAGTATCTTGGATTTGAACCTAAAGAAGAAATTAAAGAATATGGGGTAGGAAAATTACCCTTCTTATTAATGATAAAGGAGATGAATAAAGAATAATGTGTGGAGTACCTGAAGCTCAATTAGCACTTAGTGTGTTTAGTACTGTCGCTAAATTTCAAAATGATAAAGCGGTACACGAAACAAATACGGCGGCTAATGAAATTAGTATGCAAAATGCTGACCAAGCATATTTGAATGATTTATCTAAAATTGATAATGAGTCTTCTCGTGCAACACAAGCAAAGGCTTTAGCTGAATTAAAAGCAAGACAAGAATTAACTAAGAACCAAGCGTATGCTCTTAACTCAGGATTTGGAAATTCACTTAAAGTAATGCAAGATATGAGTGGTAAACACGATTTAGGTTTCTCTGAAATTGCTTTTGATTTTGAAAGAGATATGTTGTCTTTACAAGGTTCTGAAAATGATGCTTATGCGGCTTTACATAGAAATTACTCTAACATAAGACCATCTCAACCACCTAGCTTAATCGGTTCAGTAATTGAACTTGGTTCACACGGATTGAATTATGCAGGTTCAGATAATAAATGGATTAATAGAAGAAAAACAACCAGTAATAAATGGAGTCACGTTACTCACGATGAAAGCGATGGAACATAATGGCAGAAAAATATAAATCACAAGTAACTAACAAATGGATAGGCTCAAGTTATAAAGGAACTGTTAGACATATAGACGCTAGAAATACTGAAATGGGTCAAATTGTTTCTGCTTTAAAAAATGACCTTACTCCCGCTATGAATAAGTGGGGAGAAAAACATATTGAAAAGAAAAAAACTGAGGCAGGAGCTAAAATGGACGAGCTTTATGCACAAGGTTGGACAACAAAAGAAATTGAAAAAGCTATTTTAAATGATGAAATTCCTGAATTAAGCAATCAATATGCTACTGCGGTAGTAGATACACACTCAGGAAGATTTGAAGCGGCTGAAACTATTAGAAAAATTAATGAAAACATTGATTCTTATGATTTTAAAGAAGGTAATCAAACTTTAGAAGAATGGTATAAACAATATTTACCTGATTTTAATGAAGCTAGTTCACAATTTACAGTAGGATTTTCTGCTGTATTTAATGAATGGTCTGCAAAAGCAAAAATTAAAGATGCTGAAAATAGAGCTGAATGGGCTCATACAGTAAAAATTAATAAAGCAGTAAACTTTTTAGATACTACTATTGGTGCTGATGAGATAGATGAAAAATATTGGGAAACAATTAAAAGTCTAAATACAGCTATGCCTATAGAAGGTAAAGAAAAAGCATACTTCTTTGACACTAATGAATTAAATATGGAAGTTGCTTTAGGTCACGCTAAATTCTTATTAGCAAAAGCTACAACTACTGAAGAATTAGATAAAGCTATGAAAATTTTAACTTCAGATAGAGGAATAGGAAAAGGTGGAAATAAATTAGGTTCATTATTAAACGCTCACCCTACTGAAATTGGTGAAACTCTAAATGCAATTACAAATAAAAGAGCTCGTCTTGAAAACAAAAAAAGAACTGATATAGAGTGGAATGAAAAACAAGATAAGAAAAACATATTTAAAGATTTTTGGTCTGATTTTGAAAACAACAGTAAGAATGTTGAAGAATGGCGTGAAAAACTTAGAGCTATTGACCCTACTGCTGTTCCTTCTTTTAATAAATTAATAGATGAAAAAAGAATGTCTAATGCGTCAGGTGAAGTACGACAAGAATTTCTTATTGATGTGATGGAAGGTACTTATGACGATATTAAAGATTTAGCAAAAGCTATGAATGACTTAAACATTCCTAAAGAAGACTTTGCTCAAGCGTTCTCATATTTTGAACGTGCTGAGAAAATGAAGAAAGAAGATAAGAAACATATTTGGGAAACCAATTCAACTGTAAAAGAATCTAAAAAAGAAATACTTGATGTCGTTAAAGAAAAAGTTGGTGGTGGTGGAAACTCAATGTTTTCAACTAAAGGAAATGACTCTGTTAGAAGAGCTAATTATTATCTTAAAGCACAAATACTTAATTTTGAAGAATTTAATGAAGATGGAAGTAAAAGAGAAAATCCACCTAGTGATGCTGAATGGCGTAAGTTTATGAAAGATATAGGTGACTATGTTCACAAAACTTTCAGACAAGAAAAAGATTATGAGAAACTAGAAGACTGGGCTGTAGCAAAAGCAAAACAAGAAGAAGAAATTAAAAAGAAAGAAGATGAAAAGAAAGCTATGGAACAATTAGAAACTAATATTACAACTTCTGTTGCTTCAGCTATAGAACAAGGAATAGAATTTGATATACCTGTATTTAGTGAAGAAGATAAATCTTGGCGTAAATTGGAATCTACAGAAATAAAAGAGTTTGAAGAAGGAAAATTATATCCTAAGATTGTAGAATCAGTCCAAACAGTATTAGGAAATATAGAAGGAATAGACTTTACAAATAAAGAAACATATTTAAAGATTGGACAAATATTTTTAAATAATGAAGAACAAGCTAAACAATTTGCAGATATGTTAGGTGTAACTGTAGAGCAACTAGGTGAAGCGATGAGAAGAAAGAGCGTAGAATAGATGGGAGCATTTGATTGGGCTAAGGAAACAGTAGATGAAGTAGATAAAGTTACTACTTTAGCCGAATTAAGTCCTGCTGAAAATGCTTTAGAAGAAATACAAACAGAACGATTTTATGACACTTTAAAAAGTTATTATAAATATAGAGATGGTGATGAAGCATATACAACTCGTGGAAAATTTGTTTTTGATGATATGTCTAATGCTGATTTACTAGAATATTTTTATCACGATAGAACTTGGAGAAATAATCAATCTGTCTCTATGTCTATGGATTTAGCAAATGTAATGGGTGAAGAAGACCCTATGCGTATGCAACAATTTGCTTATATAAATACTACATATCAAAACCTTCCTTACTTTTGGAATGACCCTAATAGAGACTTTGGCGACTGGCTTATTGATATGGGCGGAGCTCTAGTCTTAGACCCAGTTAATCTTGTTGGGTTTGGTGTTGGTGGTCAAGCCGCAAAACAAGCCTATAAACAATCCCTTAAACAAGCACTTAAAGGTAAAATAGCTAAAAAAGTAAATGAAAGACTTATATTAGAAGCGGCTGAAAAAGCAAAAGGCACAGCTTTGAAAAAAGCTATTGCTAAAGGTGCTTTATATGAAGGTGGAATTGGAGCAGGTATAGGTGCTTTTCACGATACATTATTACAAACAACAGCTATTCAATCTAAAGTACAAGATGATTTTGATTTAAAAAGATTAGGACTTAACACTGCCGCAGGATTTGGTATAGGTACTTTATTTGGTGGTGCTTTTTCTTATGGTGGATTTAAACTGACAGCTAGAAGTATGACAAAGAATAGCTTTAAGAATTTAAACGATATACATAATTATGGATTTGATGAGTTAAAAGGTGGACAGTTATTTTCAGATTTAACTATTAAAAAGAAACCGCATCAACTCTATAAGAATATGAATACTAAACAAATTAAAGAACTTAAAATTAAAAATAAAGTAGACCAATCTGATGTTGATGCAAGAATTAAATCATTAAGAGAAACAGCTAAAGAAGGTATACTTCCTACAGATAAACCACCTAAAAGACCTTTTAACTATACTAGAATTAGCCCTGAAGAGAATTTCCAAACAAAAATATTTATTAAAAATTCTGTTGAAGAAATGTCTCAAACATTAGATGAAGCCGCACCTGAAACAACTTTTAAAGAAATAGAAGCTAGTGCAGAAAAATGGACTAACAAACCTAAAGAATTAATAGCTTTAATGAAAAAAGAAGCTATAGCAGGAAGAGAATTAGCGGCACAAATATTAGCTCACGATAAACTTTGGTTAAAAAATGCTGATGATTTAAGAAAATTATCTCAAATGATGAATGATGAAGGTTTAAGTGTTATTGATGAAGATAAAATAGCCGCAGAATGGTTAGAAAGAGAAGCATTACATAAAGAGCTTTCTATAGTTAAAAAACAAATTCAAAAGAAAGTGGCTACTTCTTTAGCATCTATGAGAATAGAGCGTCAATCTAAAAATATTGCATCTTTAATAGTAGAACCTGCTGATTTAAAATTATCAGATTTAAAAAAGAAAAATATAAAATTATATATTAAAGAGCTTGGAAAATTAGATGTCGGAGATGACCAGTTTGAAGAAGCATTAGGTTCTATTAGAAAATTAGAAACAGCAGATTTAGCGGCAGAGTTTGTAAACAACAACTTACTGTCTTCTCCTGATACACACATACTAAACATAGCTTCATCTTTAGTACAATCACAATGGAAACCTCTTGTAATGATGATTAGAGCGGCTAATTTAGGACTTAGAGGTAATGCTAGAGCTGTGCACGTTGCTAGAGAAGCCTTACAAACTTATATGCACCAATATTATTATTTAATGGAAGCTATTGGAGCAAGTTGGAGAAGTATAAAAGAAGGCAGACCAGTATTAGATAGTAAACAATTAAAATTTGACAATAATATAAGACAAGGAAATTTACAAAGATGGGCTAATGAAACAGTTGGTGGTTGGTTTGATGTTGTTCCTATTCTTGGAAGACCAGTAAACAGATACATATGGCAACCGATTACAGCCGCAGTTACATTTCCATTAAGAGTATTATCAGCAGGTGATGAGTTCTTAAAAACAATGACATTTAAAGCTAGAATGGCGGCTATCATTAATTCACAAATTATGCAACACAATCCTGAGATAATTGGTAAATGGGGTTGGAAAACATATTTACCTAAAAAACATTTATTAGGTAAAGAATATTTTGCTAAATTTAAAGAATATGAAAAGAAATTCTTTGAGACAAATGGAAAAGCTATTAGCAGTCAAGATATTAACAAAACAGGTAGAGTATTAGATGATGCTTCAGCTTTAGAAGTTAATGACCCATTACACTATGCTAGAGAAGCCTCATATACACAATCAGCTTATTCAGTAAATCCTAAAACAGGTTCAAAAGAAGGTGGACTTACAGGTGCAGTTTTAAGAGCTACATCTCACGGAAAAGGAAAATGGTTAAGAGTATTCGGTCTTCACTTTATTAATACACCATCAAACTTATTAAGATGGGTATTTCAACATACACCTACTCCATTTACAGCTTTAACATTTGGATTAGTTAGAACGGGAAGATTACAGTTTCAAATGAAACATATGTTAGCTAAAGGAAAAGATGGAAAATTCTTAAATCCTGAAGCGGCGGCAGAAGCAGGTGCAAGACTACAAATGGGATATTTACTTTGGAGTGCGGCAATCTTTTCAGCAGTAACAGGAAGAGTAACAGGTGGTGGTTCAAGAGATTGGAAAGCTAATAAACAAAGAGAAGCAGATACAGGTTGGCAACCTTATTCTTGGAGAACAGAAGATGGTAGATATATTTCATTAAATAGATTAGACCCTGTGTTTATGCCATTTATGTTAGCGGCTGATATGGTAGATGCTATGGGAGATTTCTTAGAAACAAATGAAGATTTACCTGAAGAAGTAGAAAATAAATATTCAGAATTATTTGCTGTATACTTAATGTCTTTAACTAGAAACTTAACTTCTAAATTTTATACTAAGAATTTATTAGAAACAGCAGATATGTTATTAGGAGATGGTTTAGCATTTTCAAGAGACCCTGCTTATAAATCTGCGGCTATGGTATCAAGAGGTTTATATAAAGTAATTCCATTATCAGGTTTCTTACGTTATATTAATAGAACAACTGATGAATATGAAAGAGAAATTTGGTCTATGAGTGATAGATTAAAAGCAATCTATAATCCGTTTACAGGTAAAAATGCTGTAATGCCTAAACGTAATATGTTTGGAGAAAAGATTAATAGAAAGAATGGTTGGTTATTTGGAATAGGTGGTAAAGACGGAATTTGGTCTTCACCTTTTGCTATGACAAAATGGAAGAATCCATTAGTAGCAAAATTCTTTGAAAATAGAGAATTTGATTATAAACCACCTGTTAAAATAGATAGATATACTAACTTAAATTTAAAAGATATTAAGAATAGTAAAGGACAAACTGCTTATGATTATATGTTAGAGCAGAAAAGTAAAATGGTAGTATACTATCCGCCTATGGATAGAGATGCTACATTAAAAGAAATAATTGAATGGGAAATTACTAATAAAACAAGTAAATTATACTCATATCCAAAAGGAATTGTAGCAGGTGATGACTGGCAACAGAAACACCTTTTGAAAATTGTCCACGCTTTTGAAAGAGAAGCTCTCAAAAAAGTATGGGAAGCCTTCCCTATTTTCAATGAAACATTAAAGAAAAGGAACTTATATATTAAGGAAGAAGCTGAAATGGCACTAGAAGAATGGCTATCGGCGGTTAATCAATAATAAAGTACCCCTTTTAGAAGAGATAAACGAATAAATACAAGGAAAATATAAAATATGGCAAATAGTTTTGTACGATATACAGGTAATGGTAGTACATCTTCCTATGCAGTCCCATTTAGTTATAGGGCTCAGGGAGACGTAGCAATAACCATTGATGGTGTCGCTACAACAGCTTTCACTTGGGACGGAGCAGGGACTAATATTACATTTACAAGTCCACCTGCAAATTTAACTTCTATTGAAATTAGAAGAACAACAAGCCAATCCTCAAGATTAGTAGATTATGCTGATGGTTCAGTATTAAAAGAAAATGATTTAGATACTGATAGTGAGCAAGGTTTCTTTATGTCTCAAGAAGCTATTGATGATGCTAATGACAGAATTAAATTAGATAATGCGGACTTTAACTGGGACGCTCAAAGTAAAAGAATTAAAAATGTAGCTGACCCTACAGCTAATACTGATGCTGTAAATAAACAATACATTTCAACAAATATACCAAACATAACTACTGTAGCAGGTATCGCTAGTGATGTTACAACAGTTGCAGGAATTGCAAGTGATGTTACGGCTGTTGCAGGAGATGCGACAGATATTGGAGCAGTGGCGGCTAAAGCAACTGAAATAGGATTATTAGGAACTTCTGATGCGGTTGCTGATATGAATATATTAGCTACTAGCGACAATGTTACTAGAATGGCAACTTTAGGAACTTCAGCAAATGTTACAGCTATGGGTCTATTAGGTACATCAGCAAATGTTACAGCTATGGGTCTATTAGGAACTGCTGACGCAGTAGCAGATATGAACACTCTTGCTACAAGCGATATTGTTTCAGACTTAAATACTTTAGCTACATCAGGAATTGTTGAAGACTTAAATATTTTAGCTACTTCTGCAAATGTAACTAATATGGCAACACTTGGTGCAAGTGGTGTTGTAGGTAAAATAACAACAGTTGCAGATAATATTACTAATGTTAGCAACTTTGCAAACAGATACAGAATTTCAACTAATGACCCTGCAACAGATAATGATGCGGGTGATTTAGCTTATGTAACTTCCGCTAACGCATTAAAATTCTATAATGGAAGTTCTTGGTCAGCAATTACAACAGATACAGACGTAAAAACAAACGTCTCGGCGAATGACACTACTGCGGGTTATTTGAATGGTAAATTAGTCGCAGGAGAAGCAGTTACTTTCACAGAAAATTCTGATGGTGGTAATGAAACTTTAACAATAGCGGCAACAGACCCAACACCTCTTGCAATAGCTTTAGGATAATAAATAGGAGAAAATAAAAAATGGCAAATACTTTCAAAGTCGTAACAAATGATGCGATGCCGACAAGTGCAAGTACACCTTTGACATTATATACAGTACCAAGCTCAACAACTACAGTTGTTCTTGGATTAATACTTTGTAATGTTCATACTACGGCTGTAACTGCAAGTGTTAAATTAACTTCTAGCACAGCAGGTTCAAATCCAAATACCAATTCAGATGTAATGGTAGCAAAAGATGTTGATATTCCTGCGGGAAGTTCACTTGAACTTTTAAGTGGCTCAAAGTTAATTATGCAAACTACAGATGATTTACAAATTGACTGTAGTGTATCAGGAAAAATTGATGCGTCTTTATCCATAATGGAAATAACATAATAGGAGAATAAATTGGGATATATAGGAAAAAAACCAAGTGATGTACCTTTAACATCAAGCGATATTAATGATAATATCATCACATCTGCTAAGATTGTTAATGGTGCTATAACAGGAGATGATATTAATTCTACATTTGATATTAGTTCTAAAACAGTTACAATACCTTCTTCTTCTGTAACAGCTCACGTTACAGCTACAGACTTACAACCAATTAAATCCGATATTTCAGCTTTAGCTTTAAGAGAAGCTACAAATGAAAGTTCTGCCGCTTTCAATTTACCTAATCAATTTATAGATACTTTCGCTACAGATACTTTAGCAACAAAAACAAATGTAGTAGTAGATGCAAGTGGATATTTAGATACAAAAAGTCAAACAGGTTTTGCTCCATCAGTATCAGCTATAACTAGTTCTGGTGGTGTAAATAATTCTCCAACATTTACAATTAATAATACAAATGGATTAATAACTCACGACCATACATCAACAACTAGAGATTATGATAATGACGATATTTATGGTTGTAGAATAGATTTAGGTTCAACAAAAACTATTACATCAGATTTATATTTTCAAGTAACAGATGTTTATGTTGATAGTTCAAATGGTAATATGGGTTTAACTGAATTAAATGCTTCAACAAGTGCAGGAAGTGGATATTTATTTGGAGGTGGTGGAATTACACCAACTATTTATACAAATGCTAATGGTGGAAGTTGGTCTGATTTAGTTGATGGTAATAGTTATCAAGCACTTTATGACCAAGCATTAACTTATAATGGAAAATATTTTGATGGTGGTTCTCACTTAAACGCAATAATACGATATAGATGGACAGAAAATTCAGGAACTATATCAGCAAGATATATTGATGTAGCTTTTGCTAACACTTGGGGTAGACCAAAAACTTTTCATATTATTCATAATTCAACTTCAGGAGATGTAAATCCAAGTGGAACAAGTCTTGGTATTGGTACTAATACATTTACTACTCAAGCAACAGGCACAGCAATTCAAAATACAAATACAGTTGGTTCAGCAAAAACAAAAGTTGGTGGCACAATGTTATATAAAGATAATGCAGGGACTGCTACTCTAGGAACAGACTTGAAAATTTATTTTACTTGTAATGGTGGAAGTAACTGGACAGAAGCAAGTTCATATTCTGCAATTACACCTGTTTATTCTACTGGTATTAAGCAAGTTAGACTTGGTGAAACAACTTGCACAAGTGGTACAGACATAAGATATAAAGCAGTATGGGCTAATCAAGCAGGTTCTTCAAAAGAAACACAATTACACGGAATAGGAGTTAATTACTAATATGGCTTTAACAAAAATAGGAGATAATGCTATCGTTGCATCAACAGTAACACAACACGTTACAGCAACAGATTTACAACCTGTTAAATCAGATATATCTGCTTTAGCTTTAAGAGAAGCTACTAACGAAAGTTCAGCAGCTTTTAATTTACCAAATCAATTTATAGATACTTTTACAGACGATACAAATTTAGGAACACAAACAGATTGCGATAGAACAGATGGTTATATTGCTACTGTTAGTACATCTAATAATGATACTACTGGTGTAACAATAGATAGTTCTAACTACTCAACTTATTTTGCAGACGCAAGAGTAGATTATAGAACTAACAATACTGATTATAATTTTTATCAATCAGGGAGAGATGGTTCAGATACTTGGTCAGATATATTTGGTTCAAGTGGAGATTTTAATGGTGATGATGGAAAGTCTCCATATAATACTTATAAAGTTCATGTATTTGATTTAGGTTCAGGTAAAAGTTTTTTACCTACTTCTTTTTCTTATTATGCAACTGGTGGAGAAGGTGGTTTTGGTAATGGTGCTTTAGGTGGTTTTAATACAAGACCGAGTAGTGGTACTTTAGGAGAACCTAGCGATAAAGCAGTTTATCACTCATTTAGTAACCAAACTAACAATACAACAAAAGGTGGTTCTATTAGTGGTCATTCTGTATATCAAAGATATTTTTATTTAAAATATTCACATTCAAGTAATAACTATTCAAATTTAAGAGCATTTAATTTACAAGGAACATATAGAGAAATAACTGAAGCTGCCAATGCAACAGGAACATTAATTCAATCAGCTAATGCAGTTGCTTCAGCTAAAACAAAAGTTGGTGGCACAATGCTTTACAAAGATAATTCTGGAACAGCAACTTTAGGAACAGATTTAAAAATATACTTTACTTGTAATGGTGGAACAAATTGGACAGAAGCATCAAGCTATTCTGCAATTACACCAGTTTATTCTACAGGAATTAAACAAGTAAGATTAGGTGAAACAACTTGTACTTCAGGTACAGATATTAGATACAAAGCAGTTTGGGCTAACCAAGCAAGTGGTTCAAAAGAAACACAATTACATGGAATAGGAGTTAATTACTAATGGCATATATAGGACGAGTTCCTCAAGTAGGAAATTATTTTACATTAGATGCAATAACAACATCATCTACAGCTACTTATAATTTATTAAAAGGTGGTGTAGCTTATGTACCTGAAACAGCATATCATTTAATTGTATCTTTGAATGGAGTTATACAAGCTCCAATAACTGCATACACAGTTTCAGGAAGTCAAATTATTTTTGCAAGTACATTATCAGCTTCAGATTCTATAGATTTTATAACAGTATTAGGAGATACATTAGCAATTGGTACTCCGTCAGACGCAACTGTGACAGATGCAAAAATTGTTGATGTAGCGGCAACAAAATTAACTGGAAGTATAGCTGATGCTAGAGTACCTGCGTCAGCAGTTACACAGCACGTTACTGGTTATGATGATAGTGCTATTCGTGCAGATATTTCTGCATTAGCATTACGAGAAGCAACGAATGAAACGAGTGCGGCATTTAACTTACCTAATTCTTTTATTGATACTTTTGCAACAGATGTATTAGGAACAAAAACAGATGTAGATGTTTCTAATGGCTATGTTACATCAGTAATACCCGCAGGATTTGCTAGTAATAGTGCGGCTTTAAAAACAAATTTAAAACACCTTTATTCATTTGATAACAATGTCACAGACCAATTAGGAAATCAAAATTTAGTTAATGTTGGTGGTGTTTCATTTAATTCTAGCACAAAAAAATTAGGAACACACTCAGCATATTTTGATGGTGGTACTACATCAACCTTTTCATTTGACAATGGTAGTGGTTCAGCAGGAGTACCTTATTTTCACACTAACAATACTAATGGCTCATATCCACCTGCGGCATTAAGTATTGCATTTTGGGCTTATTGGACACCTGACAATGGAAATTGGAATATGGTTTTTGATTCTTATGATAGTAGCACTTCAGGAAAAAGAAATTATATATTTGGAACACATGATGACTCTACTGCGTCAGTTCACGACAAATTTGCAGTTTGGGATGGATTAGATACTAACTGGGGTAATTCAACTGATGGAGGTACTGAAGCAAATACAGCTACAATATCTCATAGCACTTGGACGCATGTAATTGCGTCTTTAACAACAACTAAAAAACAAGTATTTCTAAATGGTACTTTAACATCTCATACAGGTACTTTTGGATTTGGAAGTGATGGAACAGGTAATCACCTTAGAATAGGTGGTAGAGCAGATAATACAGCTTATCAATACAAAGGTTATTTAGACCAATTTTGTATATGGGATAGAGAAGTAACTCAAACAGATGCTAATAATCTTTACAATTCAGGAAGTGGAAATCTTTGGACTGCTGAAACAATAAGTGCTACTGGAACAGCTATACAAGCGGCAAATACAGTAGGTTCTGCAAAAACTGAAGTATCAGGTACAATGATTTACAAGGACAACGCAGGTACAGCTACACTAGGTACTGACCTTAAAATATATTTCACTTGTAATGGTGGAAGTAACTGGACTGAAGCGGCATCTTACAATGCTATTACTCCAGTATATGCAACTGGTATTAAACAAGTTAGACTTGGAAAAACTACTTGTACTAGCGGAACAGATATTAGATATAAAGCTGTGTGGGCTAACCAAGCATCAGGAAGTAAAGAAACTCAGCTTCACGGAATAGGAATTAATTACTAATGCTACCAATAGGAACACTTTTAAATATAGGTGGTAAATTAGTTGGTGGATATATGAATCGTAGAAGAGCTATATCTGACCAAAAACATAAAGTAGCTTTAGAAGAAATTAGAACAGGAAATGAAAGAGCTAAAAGAAATGGCTCATTATTTCTTGATTTAGTTCTTGGTGCTTTTATTTTAGCACCATTAGGGATTCTAGCGTATGGAACATTTTGGGGAGACCCTGCGATGTTATCCAAAACTAGAGATTATTTTGACTTACTAAAAGAGATACCTGAAGTATATTTATACTTAATCTTTATAGTAGTCGGGGGTAACTATGGAATTTCTGTCACGAATCTATTATCGGGTAAAAAGTTTAAATAACTTTTGGAACGTATACTTAGGTAGCACTATAGCAATTATTTGTATGGTTGCCTTTGTACTTTTAACTGGTTGTCAAAATGTTTGTCCTGATAAGACGACAGTTACATATGGCGTAACTGAGACAGATTCTTTAGATAAAGATAACGATAAACACCAAGAGAAAAAAACTATTAGTCAATCTTGGAAATGGGGGAAAAAACATTGTAAAGATGAAAGACATTAATGAATTAAACTTAGAAGTTGAAAGAGTACGAGGCGATATTAACCTTATTAAACAATCTGTAGACACTATTAAAGATAATCATTTAGTACACTTAGAAAAAAAAGTGGCTGGAATTAATAGAGTTTTATGGACAGTTGGTATATTAATATTTACTCAATTAGTCATTACTATTAAGACTTTACTTATGACACAATAATATGAAAAAAGATAGAATAGACGTATCGGATAAAACGGCAATTTCTATGCCGATGCGTAATTTAATAGGAATAATCTCAGCAGTGGCAGTTGGCGTGTACGCATTTTTTGGCATACAAGAGACTCTAAACAAGCATAGTACGACTTTAGAGTTAATGGAAAAAGACTTAAATCAAAATACAGAATTTAGAATCAAATACCCTCGTGGAGAACTTGGTCAATCAAGTGGAGAAGCGGAATTATTTATGCTCGTGGAGCATATGTCAGGATTAATTGAGTCTATGGAAGAAGAATTAAAAAATATGAGAAATAATAAAATTAATATTGATTTCTTAAAAGAACAAGTTTTAAAACTACAAACAGATGTAGAAAAATTAATTAGAAACGGGAACGGAGAACACTAATGATAGAAATGGTATTTGCACTTTTACTCCTACAAGACCATAAAATTATAGAACATCGTTACCACGAGTCATTATCAAAATGTCTCAAGGCTAAGCGTTACGCTATGAAGGACAAAAGTACCAAAGATAGAGTTGTATATAAATGTATTCAATCTAAAGCAAACGTAGAAGTTTATATGGGGGAGAAGAAGATTACTTCTTTAATATTAGAATAATATGAATGGAATGAAATTTAATGCCGCTTTGATTTTTGCGGTTATACTACAAGCTATAGGATTAGTGTGGTATGTTAGTAAAATTGATAGTAAAGTTAATATACTTTATGAAAAATATGCTGAAGATAGTAAAACTGAAGTAGTTGAAAATCAGGTTCGTATGAAACTTGATATAGAAAATTTATTAAAAGATGTTGAAGAAATTAAAAAAGAATTAAAGAAATCTCTTAAAAAAGACAAAAAAATTATGAAGCAACACGAAGATATATTTAAGTTGCTTAAAAAGAAAAAGAAAGTAGATAGTGGATATAGTTATGAGTAAGATTTTACTCGTAATTACTTTCTGCTCTAATTTAGGTTGTCTACCCCCAATGACGAATGAGAAATGGGTGTTTACAAATGAAAATGATTGTTATAAAAAAGGATATTACGCTATTGCAGAAATTGCTGAAACTTATATGGACACTGTAGGTGTTCAAGAGTTTAAAGCGATGCAAGTTAGAATGTTTTATAGCTGTGTATCAAAAGACCAATGGGATAAGGAAATGAAACCAGTAGAGGAAGGAAAGCCGTCAGTATTTGAGCAAAATGCTTAATATATGCAAAAATTAAAACCTTTAATTTACGCATTTTTCTTTTTTTATTTTGTTACTTATTGTACTGTAAACAAACTTACAAAAAAGGAGTCTTCTTATGATTATGAGCATAATAAGATTTATACACCGAATTACAACAAGAATAAATATGTGGGCTTACAAAAAGGAAGTATATCATAGATATTACAAACACCGAGAGAAGAAATAATGGCAAAAGCACCAAAGTGGGGAGAGAATAATTATGTTAGAGACAAGCCCAAAAAAAGAAAAGGAAGACACGCAAAGTCTCCAAACAAAAGCGTCACAAGAAAAAAATACAGAGGGCAAGGACGTTAGGATAGAAAAAATTATAGAAGAATTACCTGAATTATTAGTTAAACACGCATACCAAAAATTAAAATCAGGACAAGAGCTAACTGCTTCAGAAATGAAAGTATGTTTAGAAGTTTGTAAAACTTATAGCTCTGAAAAATTAGGTGCAAAACCTGATAACATTCTTGAGAAAGTACCTTTTGACACAAATGGATAATCGCTTAAAAAATTTTAAGAATTTTTTGTATTTATGTTGGAAGTTTCTTAACCTACCTAACCCAACTCCCATACAATATGATATAGCAGACTATCTACAGTCAAAAGAGCGTAGATTAGTTATAGAAGCCTTCAGAGGCGTTGGTAAATCTTGGATTACGTCAGCATTTGTCTGTCATCAACTTTTACTAAATCCTCAAAGGAATATATTGGTAGTTTCAGCTTCTAAAAACAGAGCTGATGACTTTAGTACCTTTACTCAAAGACTAATCAATGAAATGCCAATATTACAACATCTAATTCCTAGAGATGACCAAAGACATTCTAAGATTAGTTTTGATGTAGCTCCTGCTATAGCATCTCACGCACCTAGTGTGAAATCTATGGGTATTACAGGACAGCTTACAGGTTCTCGTGCAGATTTAATTATTGCCGATGACGTAGAATCAGCAAATAACTCACAGACACAATTAATGAGAGACAGATTAAGTGAAACTGTGAAAGAATTTGATGCGATTATTAAACCCGAAGTGGGTCGTATCATATTCTTAGGAACACCTCAAACTGAAATGAGTTTATATAACACATTAGAGGAAAGAGGTTATAAGACAAAAATATGGACAGCGTTATATCCAACTAAAGAACAAACTATTGGTTATGGTAATAAGTTATCTTCTATTATTTCTAATATTACTGATAAAGAAGGTGAACCTACTGACCCTGATAGATTTGATGGTATAGATTTGTTAGAGCGTTTGTCTTCATATGGACGTTCAGGATTTAACTTACAGTTTATGTTAGACACTACAATGTCTGACGCTAATAGGTATCCCTTAAAGCTCAACGATTTAATTGTAGCTTCAGGTTGTACTACTTGGAATAAAGCTCCTGCTCAAATTCAGTGGGCTTCAGGTACACAACAGATTAAAGGGATAGACCCTGATATACCTAATGTAGGATTAAAGGGTGATTATTACGTTGCTCCTTTACACATATCTGACGAATACGCAGATTTTGAAGGGGTAGCTATGTCTATAGACCCTGCGGGTCGTGGGGAAGACAAAACAGCGTATGCGGTGCTTAAAATGCTTCACGGAGTGCTTTATTTGACCGATATAGGAGCTTTAGATGGTGGTTACTCAGATGCTACCTTAGAAGAGCTTTCAGCTATAGCTAAACGTAACAAAGTGAATAACGTGGTCATTGAATCTAACTTTGGTGATGGTATGGCTACAGCGTTATTAAAGCCTGTTATGGCTAGAATACACCCTTGCCAAATTGAAGAGGTAAGGCATAATATACAAAAAGAGAAAAGAATTATAGATACCTTAGAGCCTATTATGAATACTCATAGGCTAGTGGTAGACGAGAATACGATTAAAGAAGACTTCAAGTTAGAACCTAATCATCAACTGTTTAGGCAACTAACGAGAATAACAAGAGATAAAGGTGCGTTAAGACACGATGACCAAATTGACGCATTAGCTATTGCGGCTAATTACTGGGTTGAGAGAATGGACAGAGACCAAACTTTATCTTATCAACAACATAAAGACGAACTAATCAATAAAGACTTAGAAAGGTTTATGGAGCACACAGTAGGTAGACAACCTAGACGGGATAGGTTCATTTAAGTACCCGTATTAGGGAAGACAAAGGTTAAAGCTATTACTATAGCTGTTTACTTACTCACTCTTCTTATGAATATAGAATTATGGAGAAATGTGAAAATTGTGGACACGAGTGCCACTGCGACAAAGAGACTCATCAAGATGATTGCTGTGGGTCTTGTAACTGCGATACTACTAGGGACAACGATAGGACATACGAAAACAATGGATAATACTGAAATAGAATATTTAAAAAAGAGAATTAAAAAACACGAAGGTTATAGAGAACTTCCTTATAATCTTGAATATAAGACAACAGATGGAAAAGTAGTAAAAGAAAACTTCTCTACAGCAGGTTATGGTCACGTCATTCAAGAAGGAGAAGTAGAACCTGAAGGTGGTTACACTAAGGCATATTGGGAAGGTGTCTTTGAGAAAGACTTTAAGAACGCTCACGATGGAGCTTTAAAACTGTTAGGAGACAGTAATGTCCACCCTACAGCAGTAGGTATAGTAACGGAAATGATATACCAAATGGGATATAATGGTGTCTCTAAGTTTACAAATACCTTAAAATTAATTAAAGATGGTAGATACCAAGACGCTAGTATAGAAATGTTGGACTCAAAGTGGGCTCAACAGACTGAAGGCAGAGCTATAGACTTGTCTAAAATAATGAAAAGCCTAGAAGCTAATATTCAGTAGAAAAATTTGAGTAGGTATCACGCTTACGGCGAGAGCCACGCTCCCCCGTGCACCGCACAAAAATCTTAAAAATTGGGGATAACCCCGCTTCAATATGGGAAGCCCGAACCTATATAGAGCTCAAGCGTAGCAATAGGCACTCCGCAGGGGATATATAAAGCCAATCAGGGTAGCTTTCAGCTTCTATTTTGTTTTTTCGTTTGTGTGAGCTAGTCTGTTTTTTTCGTTTAGCTTTTTAAATATCCATAGCAACACATCAAGACAGACAAACAGACAAACAATAAATATGTACTCTTCAATCAATGTAGTATTGTCTTTAAGTCCTTCTCTTCCTTTTATCATCGCATAAATTAAAATTATAAAATAACTACAAAAGATATATTTTAATAATTTAATCATAATCATTTCTTTTTAATTCCTTCTTTATTAATTCAGTTATAAGTAAGTAAGTTATATAATAGCTGTATTTACCTTTTATTCTCTATAATGGGAACTTTAATCAAATAAGAACAAAAGGAGTACATAAGGTATGTGTTTCACGCATAGCTGTTATGCAAAAATAACATTGTAATATAGAATTGATTAATATATAACTTTTATATGTTCAGTAATTTAAATGAATAAATTAATAGTTGCTTGATTTTATCAAGTTAGGTCTCAACTAGATTTAAGTAGTTTTTTTTGCTTCTCTCAGGCTCAGCCTCATAGAGCCCACAGTCAATAAGAGGGACACCGCAACAGTCAGGCGATAGGGTCTAGCGAGTCGGTTTAGAGTGGTACTCAGTCCACCGATTAAAAAAGTTTGTTTGTATCTAGTAATTATACTAGAATTTATATAAATCAATTAATAATAGGAGTTAAAAAAATATGAGTAATCAAGAAACTATTTTTAGTGAAAAAGACGGCGATACTTTTTATAGTATCACTAAAGGCGTCTTTTATATCAAAGACTTTATGGCGGATATGTTGGCTTATAGAGTTATGAAACACACTACTTATAGTAAACCTATAGTTGAATATACTTTTGTTAAAACTCAAGCTGAAGCAATTATGAAAGACTTAATGAAAGCATAATAATAAATTTACGGGCTTAGGCGGTCTAGTATCGCCTGAGCTCACAGCTAGACTGACGAGGGTTTTATACCCGAAACAGACAGACTTAAGAGCTCTATTAATTTTTGAAGCGGAAATGTCGGAAATCTTTAGCAAAGCTATAAACTCGTGCACGGGATATATATAGGTTATTTAGTAGGGCTCTTAAGATTGTCTGTATCTAGCAATTAATTAAATTAATAAAATAGGTTGCTACTTAATAGCGTAAGCATTAAGACGGAATAATTAAAAAATCCGTGTTCAAAGTTTTAAGCGTTCTATTTATAATTAAGCGACTTAAAACACCAAACACAAACAAACAAAAAAAAGGAGCATTAACTATGTCAAGAAGCTATCCAATTTGGATTGATACTTATAATAATAGTTATAAATCAAGTATGGCTAAATCTCAAGGCGTTAGAGACTATAGCAAAAGTCAAATTTATGTTGGTACAAGTGCCAATAATTCTTATGACTTTGGAAGCTACAGCGTAAGCCATAGCGACAACGGAAAAGAAAAAAATTATAATTTTTACGTTGATGGCGTACTTGTAAAAACTGCAACGTATCAAAAAAATAAAAAAGAGATGTTGAAAAAATCTTTTAATTTAGTGCCAAATGAAGCGGAACTAAAAAAAGAATATTTTAACAAGTGGAAGGCTGAAGAAGAAGCAAAAGAGCAAGAGTTCAGGAACAAAAGATATGCTGAAAGGTTGGCTGTCAATGGATAATAAAACACTTGAACGAATTGCGAAAGCTCTTGAGCGTCTTATTAAATTAGTTGAAGATGATATAAAAGGCGTTCACAGAAAAAAAAGAACATCTAAAGTTAATAAGGATATGTATAAACTATAAGACCTAAAGCGGTTTATTAAATTAGACCGCTTTGAGACTTATATAAAAGTAAGTCAGGCGTGTTGTTTTTAAGTCAGGGCTGTTGAGTTTTATTTAATATATAAAATAAACTTACATTGATAGCCAATTCAGGCGGAGTTAAACAACACCCAAAACAAACAAACAATTTAACTAATAGGAGTTGAAAAACAAATACGAGTTAAATATAATACCTGAGACAAACAAGTATTATCCTGATATATATAAGGAAG